CGAAAACTTCGGCAGCAAGCGTGTGTATCTGGTCGATCCCGGTGTGCAGTTTTGGGACACGGCACAAAGCAAGACGGTCGATGCGCCTGGCTCGGCCTGGGTCGCCGGCCTGTTCGCCTGGACCGATGCCAATTACGGCTATTGGGCATCGCCGTCGAACAAAGAGTTTGTCGGCATCACTGGCACCAGTCGCCCGATCGAGTATCTGGACGGCGACGACACCTGCCGGGCCAACCTGCTGAATAACGCCAATATCACCACGATCATTCGTGACGGCGGGTATCGCCTGTGGGGCAACCGTACTTGCTCCGCTGATGCGAAGTGGTCGTTTGTCACCCGCGTGCGTACCTGCGACATCCTCATGGATGCGATCCAGGCCGGGCACAAGTGGGCGGTGGATCGCTCGATCACCAAAACCTACGTGCAGGACGTCACCGAAGGTCTGCAAGCGTTCATGCGCGATCAGAAAAACGCCGGCGCAGTGATCAATTTCGAAGTCTACGCGGACAAGGAAATGAACACGGCCAGCCAAATCGAGCAGGGCAAAATTTACTGGCGCATCCGTTTCACCGACGTGCCGCCGGCGGAAAACCCGAATTTCCTTATCGAAGTCACCAACGAGTGGCTGACCGAAGTTCTCGAAACAGCCTAAGGGGGCCGTTCAATGATTCCTCAAGTATTGACCCAATGTGTCGCGTTCATCGACGGCGTGAGCCTGTCCGGCGACGTTCCGAGCCTGACCCTGCCGAAGCTGACGCAAAAGACCCTCGACTATCAAGGCGGCGGCATGTCGGCGCCGATCGAGTTCGGTGTGGGCCTGGAAAAACTGGAGGCCGCGTTTACCACCAGCGGCGTGCGCCGCGAGACGCTGAAGTATTTTGGCCTGTCCGATCAGACCGCTTGCAATCTGGTGTTTCGCGGTGCCTACAAGGGCCTCAAGGGTGCGGTCACGCCAGTGGTCGTCACCATGCGTGGCGGCGTGAAAGAGGTCGACATGGGCGACTGGAAGCCGAACGATCAGGCCGAAATCAAACACGCGGTGAAGCTCGTTTACTACAAGCTCGAAATCGACGGGCGTGTGATGTTCGAGATCGATCCGCTCAACATGATTCAGGTGATCGACGGTGTTGATCAACTCGCTGCCGAACGCTCGGCCGTTGGCCTTTAAGGATAAAAGCTCATGACCCTAAATACTCAAGCGTCGCCGCCCTGGCTCGCCGTTACCGAGGAAGGCGTTACCGTAACGCTGCGCTATAAGGCCAGTTTCAACGGCGTGTTGGTCGACAAGTTGACCATGCGCGCGCCCAGCGTGAAGGACTTCAACGCGGCAAAGATGGTCGCCGCCGGCGACATGGAAAAGATGGAGCTGCACCTGTTTTGCTCTTTGCTCACTGCCACCGAAGCGGATCTGTTGGCCCTGAAACTCAAGGACTACAACCGCTTGCAGGCCGGCTATTTTCGCCTGGTCGAAGAGGACGACGTGTAACGCAACCACGCTCAAGATCGCGGCTAAACGCTTGGCTAAAGAGACGGGGTTCTCGGCGGCCGAGATTGAGGCCATGACTTTTGATCGGATGGTGTGGTGGCTCACGGATTGAGCCGCCTTCGATCGATTCGACGACGCATAGGGCACGCACATGGCGAACAAACTCGCGCTCGGCCTGGTCATTGGTGGAGCGGTCAGTTCCTCGGTGGGCAACGCCTTTAAGGATGTCACCGGGCGCATCAAGAAGCTGGAAGCCGAAGGCAAAAAAGCCCGGATTCTGGAAAAGACCATTGGCGACACCATGCGCCTGCAAGATGAGTGGCGTAAGGCGCATCTAGCGGGCGACAGGGGCGCCTCGGCGCTGCTGAAGCAATTGGAGGGCAACCTTAGCAGCCTGAAGAAACAAGGCGTTGAAGTCCGCAATCTGACCAAGGCTTACACCAGCATGGGCGCGGTGGCGGCCAAGGCTGAAATGAAAGCCAAGGGACACATGCAGCTCGATGAGGGCAAGCAGAGCCTGAAAAGCAGCGTCGGCCAGGCAGCGGCGGCCACGGTGGCCATGGCCGTTCCGACCAAGGTCAGCGCGGACTATGGCGCGATCATTCGGGACATTGCGATCAAGGCCAACATTGCCAACAAGCCGGAAGAGGCGCAGCTGTCCAAGACGATTATCGGCACGTCGCGTGATACCGGCATGGCGCGCAATCAGGTGGCCGAAGTGGTCAATGCCCTGGTCGGTGCCGGCATGGAGCTGGACAAGGCGCTGCAATACGCGCCGACGGCGGCCAAGTTTGCCGTGGGCCAGGGTTCGGATGGCACCGAAACGGCGCGCATGATCAATGCCCTGGGGCAGAACGCCAAGATCACCGACCCGGCCGATATGCAAAAGGCCCTGGAGGCGATCGCCTACCAAGGCCAAGCCGGCAGCTTTGAGGCGGCCGACATGGCACGCTGGTTCCCTGAATTGCTCGCGGGCATGGGCAAGCTGGGCATCACCGGCATGGACTCGGTGTCGCAACTGGGCGCCATGCTTCAGGTGCAAATGAAGACCGCCGGCGGTTCCGATGAGGCGGCCAACAACCTCAAAAACTGGATGGAGAAAATCGGCTCGGGCGACACCGTCAAGGCCTATGCAGACGCTGGTATTGATTATCAGGCGTCGATGAACAGCGGCCTGCAGAATGGCAAGTCCACCCTGGAATCCAGCTTTGAATTGGCGCAGAAGTACATTGCCGCGACCGATCCGAAGAAGGCCGCCGCGATGGCGGAAGCCACGGCCAGGATCAGTAAGGAAGCCGATCCGGAAAAAGCCAAGGCCATGATCGCGTCCCTGGAACAAGCCCTGCGCACCGGCGACCTGTTCGCCGACATGCAGGTCAAGGGCGCGCTGACGGCGTACATGCAGAACAAGGATCTGTATGACAAGTTGAAAAACGAGTCGGCCAATGCCAGCGGGATCTTGGATAAGAACCTGGAAGAGCGGCGCCAGTCCTCGGCGCAGAAGTGGGCAGAAATGGCCCAGGGCATGGATGACGCCATGCGCGCGATCGGCGACGCCTTTCGCCCGGTGACGGATGCCGTGGCGGGCGGGTTGACGTCGGTCGCCCAGGGCCTGAGCAAACTGTCGGATGAATCGCCGCGCCTGGTGACGGGGATCGGTGCGGCTGTGGCGGCGGTGATCGCCGCGCAGACGGCGTTTAGCAGTTTCAAGATCGCCAAGGGCCTGTTGAACATCGGTCGCGGTTCGCTGGGGGGCAATCCCAACATTCCGCAAAAGGTGATCGTCACCAACATGCCGGCCGGCGGTGCCGGTGGCCTGGATGGCGGCGGCGTCGATGCCGAGGGCGGCAAGGGCAAGAAGGGCGGCAGAGGCGGCCGGTTTGGCGGTGGTCGCGGGGCGAGTGTCGGCATGGGGGTGAAGGGGCCGGCGATCTTTGCGGCGGTTGATTCCATGTTTAAGGCGGTGGACACCTACCAGAACGCCGAAACCCAAGACGAAAAGGCCGAGGGCTACGGCGGTGCGGCGGGCGGTTTGGCCGGGGCAATCGCCGGCGCTTCGGCGGGGGCTTTCATCGGCTCGGTGGTGCCGGTGATCGGCACGGTGGTGGGTGGTGCGATCGGCGCCGCCCTGGGCGGCATGGGTGGGGATCTTTTGGGTGGAGTGCTCGGCAAGACGATGTTTGGTGCCGACGAATCACTCAAGCGCATGCCTGACGCGGGGCCGCTGATGATGGCCAACGCCGGCAAGGATATTCCGCCGGCGCTGGGCAGCATTGCGCAGTCGTTCGCCAAGCCAGGCGCCGGTGGTGTGTCGCTGTTGGCCGCTCCCGGCCGTGCGGTGCCGGTGGTCGAGGCGCAGCCTGGTGATGCGGCTCGCGCCATGATGTTGCCGCCGGCCAGTGCCGACGCGGCGGCGAAGTTGGCCGCGCCATCGCCGGCCAAGGCCGAGGCCGTGGGGGTCAAGGTCGATTCCAAGGTGGATATCCAGGCGCCGTTTACCTTGACCGTGCAGGGCGACGTGCAAGACGCGAACGCTTTGTTTGCCAAGCTCAGGCCCTTGCTCGATCAGCATCAACGCGACTTCGCCCAGCAACTGGAAAGCCGCAAGTTGTACGACTCGCCGAACATTTAACGCGGAGGGCTTATGCCTGCATTGGACCAATTACAATCGGGGTTGAAATACCTGGCCTCGGCGGGCGAAACCGGGCGGCGCAGCCTGGACGGCATGCTGGGGCCGATGAATGGCGCGATCAGCGAAATCACCGGCGCCGCGTCCGAGCTGGAGGATCTGCCCTTTGTCGGCCCGGTGGTCGGCGCCAAGCTTCAGCGGGTCATGCGCGGAGTGAATGCCGCGCAAGCCAAGGTCGGCGCGGTGGTGGCCACCTACAACAAAGCCTCCCGGGCGCTGTCGGGAATGGATGAGCGCTTGGGAACCCTCAAGGAGCAGGCCGGAAAAGCGGCGACGGCGATTAACAAAATCGCCGGCAAGGCCAATCCGGCGTTGGCCAACATCGTGCCCACGGGCGCCTTTGCCACGGATCAGACGCCGGCGCCGGAGGCGGTTAAGCCGTTTCCGCACCTGCTGATCATCCAGCCGCAAGACCCCAAGGCGCCGCCGTATTTCTTCAACCTCGACACGGCCGCCTTTGATGAGCTGCGCCGCTCGACTGAATTTCGTTGGGCCTCGCAAGAGCGCTTATCACGGCG